CGCATTCATTAAAGTCATCATCAAATAATGGCATCTGCTTCATACTGTTTTTTATTTCTTTATATGTTACTCCGTTTTTGAATGTTCTTACATTATACCCTGTATCTTGTTCTGCTTCCATAAACCAATTAAACTTGTTAGGGTGTTTTTCGCTCATCAATTTAAGTAGAACAGGATTTCTATGAAAACAGCCTACACAATTATTCATATAAGCAAACCTAACAGGCTTATCTTTCCAATACCTCTCTATATGGTCTTTATATATATTATCTTCTATTAAAGGGAATACAGGTTTTTGCCATCCTATTGTAGCCCATTTGTTTTGTGTCTTGCGCTTACCTACTATTGTTTTGTATGTTGATAACCCTTCTTTGTTTAGTTTAGCCATCATTGTCTTTGCTCTACTCTGCTCGTTTGCTCTATATCCTATTCTTGTAGCTATTGGTTTTCCTATCTCACTTTCCCACCACTTGAATATAGGGTGTAGCTTCATTTCAGTAGTGCAAAATCTTTGTGTTACATTAGGTAAGTATTTCTTATCCTTCCTTACTATAATTTCATCAAAGGTCTTTCCTGTTACCCAAGTAATCTTCCTACCTATATACTGCTCTAAATCAAGCATAGTATGTATGATAGTATCATCTTCTAAAGTGCCTATGAATGGCGCTTGTATTCTATCTTCTACTTCTTGTCTTAATTTCTTATCAGGATACATACATTTTTTGTCATCAGTTCTTACCAATGCAAACACATCATAGTCAGCAGGGTAATTAGCTGCTATGTAGCTTGATGTTTTGCCACCTGATAAACTATTGACTGTTTTCAAAACACTAAATTATATATGATATTCCATATAGCTATTGTCATAATTCCTATTACTATCCAAGCTAATATTTTTGTGTGGTTTATTTTCATAGTATTACTGTTTCTGATGCTTCGTATACCTTTGTCTGTTGGTTTCTTGGTCTTATGTTGTTTCTACGTGTTTCTTTTATTTCGTTTCCTAGTTCTTCTATCTGCTGTTTAAGTTGGGTTATTGTTTCTTGGAGTACTCTGTTTTCGTATGTCAGCGTCTCAACAGTAGCAACAGTACCCTTTTTAGTGTACAAGTTGTATACTCTATCGTATGCCTCTTTAAATGCAGGGTTGTGGTTGTAATCCCAATCAAAGTTGTTTAGGGAATGTATTACAGTTGCGTGTGTCTGCCCTAGTGTATCTCCAATAGACTTGTAACTCATTTTAGTAGTTAGAGTTAGTATCTTGTAGTATATCTTTCTTGCAAATACTATTTCTCTGTGTCTAGTGTTTATTGTTATGTCTTTTCCTGTTTGCTTCTCAATCAAAGTTTTTAGGTGTTGTATGTTCTCCCTGTTTCTTTGTGTAGTATTTAGTAAGAAGTTTTTGTATTTCATCTGTATAATAGTTTATTAGTTTCTCGTTTGTGTTTTCGTATGCTCTTTGTAGTTCGCCTTTAAAGTAGGCATAGCTTTTTATTAGTGTTGTCTTACGCATCTTTAAATACTTTGCGTTGATTTATTAAATAATACGTTGTGTCATAACTTAAATTAAACTTTCTTGATAATTTAGCATAATTTTTTAATACTTTATATTCTTCTATCAATTTATCAACAAGTTCTTTTGGATGCTTAATTCTTTTGTGAGCAGATTGCAATGCGTTTAATTGTCTTTGTTTTAAAGGTATATCTTTAAGGTTATCTCTCTGTGTGCCAATAGCTATGTTATCCCAAGAATTATCTAAAGCGTTTCCATTTAAGTGTCTGACTACAATACCATCTTCAAATAAGTTATCTCCATATTTTTGATATGCTTGTAATCTATGCGTTTTAATAACCACATCCTTACTGTTTATTCTTATAGTAGTCCTTTCATATCCGTGAACATTTATAGAGCCTATTTTTCTCCCTTTAGGATTTAACAGATGTCCGTTTTTAGTAACTCTATATAACTTCTCGTATGCTATTTGTTCTCTATTCATAATTCAATGCATCTAATATAATCATTTCTTCTTTAACCTCTTGTAGCATTTGTAAAGCATCTTCATAGTCTCCTAACTTTATTGCTAGTTGTATGGTTTCCATATCACTTATAAATCGTTTCATAGCGTACCTCTTAATGTGTAACTGTCTAGGTCAGCATCTTCTATAAAGAACATCTTGTATCTATCTATCGCCTCAAGGGTCTTACGTTCTCCTTCTAAATAGAAGTCCTCTGATACATCGTATATTGCTATGTCTAGTGTGCCTTTGTCTAAAGCTATAAAAGTAAACTCTGTGTAAGGTATGTTGAATAGTTGGCAGTATATATAAACCTGTATATCATAGCCATATTTTTTAGCTGAATAGGGGAAGGCTCGTATGTCGGTTGTGGTTTTTAAATCTACTATACCTTGCTTACCTAATACATCTGCTTTGCCTCTAAATGGCATCATATCTATATTACCAATAGCAGGTACTTCTGTTTTGCAATCAGTAATAAGTTGTAAGGCTTGTTCGTTCTTAAAAAAAGCATCTATTAACCTTTCGTTTTCGCTTTGCTCTTTAGCTGTAAAACATTCGCCATACTCCTCTACTGCTTCCTTAAACTTTTTAGCGTTTCTACTTTGTACGTCTATGAATTTTATCTCGCTATATTTTTCAGGCTCTAGTATAGCTGTGTGGAATAAATGCCCTGCACGTAAAGCAGGAGATGTTTCGTTCTTGCTGTACTTTGTAATGTAGTGATATTTTTTTGGGCTTGTCTGTAACAATTTAATACTACTGCTACTTAATGCGTGTTTACCTAGATGACCATAATAAAAGCTATCATCATCCATTTTAGCAAGTAACTCTTGCCTATCCCACTTTTCTCCGTTTAGTAATGTTATCATAGTGTTTTCTCTTGTAGTTTCTCGTATAGTTCTTTGTAATCGTCTGCTAGTTCTTTTGCTTTGTCTCTCTTTTCTCTTAATCTGTTTATAATTGCGTTGGCTTCTTTTATTTGCATCTCGCAAGCTGTTGCATAAATATAGGAGTTTGTTAAATACTCTGTAACGTGCTTCAATTCTTTGTTGTCAGGGCTTTTTTCTAACCACTTCTGTACGATGTGTGAAGCTGCTGTAAAATCTCCCTGAAATTTAAGTTTTAAAAGTTCTCTGTTCATATAGTACCATCTCGATAAACCTTTGAGCATATTGCTAATCGTTGGTCTGTGTTCTTAAACTCCTTAATCATTACAGGGTCTACCATACATCTCTGTATGAAATCATTTCTTTCCTCGTTCTTTTTTGGTGTCGGTATCGGCATCTTTTATATTATTTACTAATTGTTCTAATATCATATACAGCTTTACTACGTGCTGTTCTAGTTCTTGTATCCTTGCAGATTGACTTGCTCTTTTCTTATTCATTCTTTTCGTCTAGATAATCGTTTGCATCCATATAAAGCGGATGGTTCTCATCCATAGCAATATTATATGTAGTTCTTACCCCTACACCCCTAAAATAGTCTATGCGCTGCTCCCAACTCATAGCGATAAAATCCTTATTATTCATATATGTTTGTTATTATAGCTTGTTTCTCTTGTAACAAATATACACTTTTATTTTGTTTATTGGTGTTCCACATTGTAGTTTTTGGGCAATATAGTTCTTCAGGCTTTAAATTCTTTAAGTCATTTAGCCAAAACATATAGTTTCCTTTAGGGTCATTTACAAAGTAAAACTTATGTATATCGCTATCCATCTTCATAAGGTTGTTATACTTACCAACTTCTAGTATTTTAGTTTCATAGTACTTATCTCTAAACTTCATTTCAATAACACACTTATAACCCTTTGGAGTTATTCCCTGTGCATCGTATGGCAGCATAGTATCGCCTGTATGTACTAATCTCCAACCGTCTAGATTAAGTGCCATTACTAGGGCTTTTTCAAAATTATGTATTAAGTCCAGCTTCATATATCCTTGTTATTTGTGCTATCCATTCCTTTATGCGTTTTGGGCTGCACGTACAAGGCTCGTGGTAACGGTGTGCAAATAAATCAGCGTGCATCTCACATACAAATTTATATTGCTCTTTTGTTAGTTTATCTTTTAATATAGCAAGAAACACCTGCCATTGCGCCATTTGATGTTGGCTCATTTTTTCTTTTGGCATATTATAATTCTATGTCGTTCCACTTCTTTCTACGTTCATCACACCCACAATCAGGGTATAACTTTTTCCATATATATCTTATACCTGTGTACTTTGTAATATAATATACTAAATCTCCTAATCTCATAATAACTCATTTATTGGTAGTATAATTCCTTTACTAGCCATATTATCTCCACCTTTTTTATCTCTATCTGTGTTTATGTATTTTCTGCATTTTGCTTTTAAATCTTCTGTTTTAACAATATACAGCTTATCTAAATAAATATAATATATTTCTGCTTTAGTAGTAGATATACCACTTGGCTTACCGTTACAAAAATACTCTACATAGAAATTACCTGTAACTTTATATTGTGCATCGCTTTTAACTTCAACACCTATTTTTAATTCAGGAATATATATATCCCAATCTAAACAGTAACCATCTATTATGTAGGCATTAGGGTATTTTTTCTGTATAAGCAATAAGGCTTTCTTCTCATACTCTTGACCATTCTTTAAGTCCTGTTCAAATTTAGTTATCACAGCTTATCTTTTATCTTGCGTTTGACTTTCTGATAGGTATTGTAAAGGCTTCTATACTCTATGTTGGTTTCCCTAGATAGTGCAGATATATTGTTAGTGTCCTGTACAAGTTCAAATACCTTTTTGTCGTACCAATGCATCTCATTTAGTGCTTCATTGACCTTATCAAAGGCTTCTTCGAATATCTTTTCGTCTTCTAACTCTACCTTTGTCTTTTCTTCTATTAAGTAGTTTATATAATCGTCTGTTAGGTCTACAACTTGTGTACGCTTCTCCTTACGACATAAATCTAAAAACATACTACGAAGCACCTTATAAATGTAAAAGTCGTTTATATCGTCTTTATACGAGATGTCTATACCGTTCTGTATAAGTACTAGGAGTTTAAGATACATCTCCTGTACCAAGTCCTCGCTAGTGTCAGGATTGCACCCCCAACTACGGCAGTAGCTTATCCATTTATTGTGTTTGCTTGTTAGTATGTCGGTTATCAAAATAGTCGTGTTTGGTTTTTGTGTTGTTCTATTCGTTTTATTGCTGCATCGTAATATTCTTTGTCAAGTTCACAAGCTGTAAGGTCAAAGCCTAAATTGTGGCAAGCTATTGCTATGCTCCCACTGCCTAAATGAGTATCAAGTATTTTATCGCCCTCTTTGGCATAGTTCATTAAAAGCCATTCGTATAGCTTTACAGGTTTTTGTGTTGGGTGTATTCTTCTTTCAGCACCTGCTATTCTTAATTTATATATTTTACTAATAGTTGACAAGCCATCACTAAAAGACGCTATTTCAGCCATTGACATCGTAAAGTCAAAGGGTATCCCCTTATCCCAAACTAAAAACCCTTTAAATTGTGGTAATTGAAAATTATTAGCACCCCAAATTATTTGCTCTTTACTTACTCTAAATAATTCATCCCAATACTCCTGTGTTGGTCTGCCCTCTAAAGTTTTCATAGAACCACTTGCTCTCATATCTTTTGTAGGTTGATTTTCATCTCTATAAGGAGGGTCTACAATAGCTAAATCAAAGTAATTATCCTCATACCTTGCCATCAGTTCCATATTATCTTCGCAAGTAATCATAACAGTTCTATTTGCTCACGTTTAGGATATTGTATAGGGTTCTTACCCTCTATTGTAAAGCCTACATTGTTTATTACGCTTTCTAGTCTTATAGGGTCTTCCATTGGTGTTGGTCTCCCACCTGTGTCTACATCTTTAATCTTCTTAATGTGTAAGTGTGAGTACATCCAATCAGCAGGATGGTAAATATACCTGTGTATCACTAAAAAATTATCACACCTATTAACAAACTTACCCCCACCTTCAACTGATGCTGCACTAGGTGGTATAGGATGCCCTTCGTAAAAGTGTCCTTTATGGTGTCTTTCTCTTAAACTTTGTGTAGCAGCGTGTGTACAAACCCAAGTACTTATGTTATTCTCTTTGCAGAATATTCTTATCTCGCTTGTTGCTTGGTAATCGTACTCGTGTCCTGATATACCCTTTAGTACATCCTTATCCTTGTTTAGTGAGTTGTAAGGGTCTAATAAAAACCCCTGATAATCCCAAGCCTTTTTTACGTGCTGTGCTAAATCAAGTAATGATTTGTAAGTGTATAGCTTTGAGCCATCAATAAATTTAAAGTGTTCGTTAATCCACTTTACTTGCTCCTTGTAGTGTGTTTCCTCTATTTTGTTTATTGGTTTGCCCTCTCTAAATTCTACTATTTTTCTTATAATAGAATAAGGCTCATTCTCACTACTAAACACAAGCCATTTAATGCCGTGCTTCATAGCGTATAGTGTCATTAGGTATAGGACTAGAGATGTTTTCCCTACGTTTGCGTGTCCTAGTATGATATTAAAATCCCCATATTTAAACCTAAAGTGTTCATCAAGTCTTGGAATACCAAGCCTTAACCCTGTTTTAAGAGTTCCTGCTCGGTATTCGTCTAACTTCTTTATGTGGTTGTCTAGCTGTATAAGCATTAGAAAGGCAAGTCTGCTTCTCGGTCAGGAGAATGTTGTGCTGTTGTTACTTCCTTTGACTTCTGTACTTCATAAGTGTTAAGCATTGAGTACAATCCTTTCTCACTTTTAGCTATCGTAATTGGAATAGAACCACGCTCATTGACGTTTGCTCTATTTTGGTTTATCCAATTTATCATCTCGTCTGCATTTATTTTAATGTCGCAAACTATCCATTCCTGTTTGTTGTCGAATATTCTCAATCCGTCTACCCAAGTTTTAGTCATAATATTTATTTTTATCCGTTAAACACGTAGTTCTCAAATGTACGTGCTAAATTAATTATTTCAGTTGTATTTATTTCTTTTCCTGCATACAAGTCAGTTGCTCTATTTAAACTGCTTTGTCTTATAATGTATTTTTGTACATCGTCTTTAGGATTAGAATAATTGTTTTTAGGAGCAGGTGGTGCTACGCTGCTTTTCTTGCCAAGTATTTTAGCCTTGTTTTTATTTTGGTCTAAATCATACTCAACTTCATCTCCTTCACTAAATGTCAATTCTTTAGGAGAATAAACATTAGGATTATGTCCGTTAGCGAATGTTACTGTGTATTTATTCATAGTAACTCCGTCAGGTAGTCTAAAACTTTCGCCTTTTACTACTGTATTTACTTTACTCGTATATATCATTTGTCATTATTTGTTGTGTGAGTATCTCTATTTTTGCTTCAAGCATTTCTACTTTTTTTCGAAGTGCTTCGGCTTCTGCTTCTCGTAGCCGTAATAAATCCTCATTATATGTCATAAGGCAAACTTACAAAAAATATTTTAAAAAAAAGGGCTAGTAATAAAACTAACCCCTTTTTGCACAAACATATAGAGAAACTAACCTACAAGTGCAGGTTATACTTTAAATTTTTCAATCAACTCATTTAGGTCATCATTAGACAATTTAACTAAACCTCTAGCTTTTTGTTGTAACTTTTCTGCTGTACCCTCTCCAAACTCTTTGTCTAAATTAAGCCCAAAGGTGTACTGTTCTCCTTGACCAAACAAATTACATTTAGGACATTGTACTTGTACGTTTGT